AATTTAAAAATCGTCTATTCAAAAAATCGACAATATCGACACTAACTTAAATCTTGTTAAATTACAAGATTACTCTGTATCAGGCGTAGCTTTGATAAAAGTAGCTTTAATCTGCGATAAACCTCCTGAAATAATCGCAAAAAAAGGAATCAACTTTTCTACAGAAGCAGTTATCCCTGAAACTAAATACTGCGTTGCCTGCTTAGTTTTGGGTAAATTTACGGCACTTAATGCCCGAAACAATTCTGGGTATTGTTTAGAACATCGAGAACTTGATCCTAAGCGGAAGCAGGATCAACACCAACGTTACAAACAAAGACGTAGTACAAATGCTCAGAAATAATTCTCCCATCTACTTGACTTTATTGGGAGAATTTTGTAAGATAAGACTAGGCAAACAAACACACGAGGACAAAAAAAATGACTTCTATCGAACTTTACGAAAGAGATACGCTTATCAGGCTTTTCCAAAGCACCCTCAATCAAATTAACCAAGAGTGTTTCGGAGAAAAATTGTCAGTCACCGATAACGGTGATTATGTTACGGTCAAAACGCAAGGGTTATTCGTTGCAAATTATGACATCCAAAAGCTTTGGGACGCACTAGAAAACTATGATCAAGATGACTGTGTTAAATTTGATAATTTGTGGGATTCTCTTGATAATTGCAAATACACCCTTCCAGAAAATCAGGAAACTGAAAATGGGTTAAAGACCGATGATGAGTTATCTTTCTCTGAAAAAAGACAGGTTGCGCTCGTTCATTGGTTGTTTGATGAACCTGACTTAGAATACCAAGAGTTTAATAAAACATGGATTGAAAAGGAAAACTTAAAGCGGGAAAATTTTGAATTGACTCAATCTATTCAAGAGATGCATAATCTCAGACAGCGTGAGACTAAAGAAGTATCTGAGATTATTAACCACTTGACGGCTTGTATTCATGAATTAAAACAGGCCAAAGAGTTCAATGAAGCATGGATTAAAAACTTAAAGCAACGAATACATGATCTTGAATGCACAGTTTTTCTACTGCAAAGAGAAACAAATCAAATAACAGTTCTAAACGAATCTGTTACTGAATTACATACTCGTATTTATCAACTTGAACAGGAAAATAAGCAACTAAAAACCAATCAACCAGAAACCAAACCAGAACCTAAGCTAGATAAAAAACCGATGGCTAAAAAGCCTAAGTTTAAACTGCCAGAAAACTTTGCTGACTACCAGCAAGAGTGCAACGACTTAATTGATGCCTTATCCTGTTTTTACAATATCAAAAAAGGTAAATGGGGAAAAGACATTCTCCAGTTTATTCTTACTCCCAACGATACCGAAAAAGCAAAGCATCCATATCCTGACAAGTGGAAAGCAGGACTATATTTACATGGACAGTGGACAGTCGATAAAGTCAATCTATCCGACCCTGATGGATGGGAAGACTGGTTCATGAATGTCAACGACTTCGCTGACGCTAACGACATAGAGATTAGTTAGTTTCTAGTTATTAGTTATCAGTAGTACAAACGTTCAAAAATAGTTTTCCCACACACTTGACTTTATTGGGAGAATGATCCACAATAGAAAGTAACCAAAACACACGAGGTACTAAGTCATGTCTAACGATAAACAACCAATCGAAACAACACAAATTCCTAAAATTAAAAAAGCTCAAATTTTCTGCAAAGAGATTGAGTTATTTGCTCAATCTTTAAATCAGAAAGCACAAACAGTGCTGGACAAGTATCCGACGCTGTAATCAGTTGTCAGTTATCAGTTGTCATCTGTCAAAAAGTGTGTGATTGCTTTATTGGCTTGATTTTCCGAGATTTTTGGCAGTTCTGCGATCAGTGTAACCATGAGTAAATCTACGAACTACAAAAAGATAATAAAAAAGTTTGACAAACTACTTGACACGAAAACATATCCCTGTTATATTGGGTATATACCAAAACACACAAAGGAGTTCAACATGGCTACCATCGACAAAATTGATTCTCAACTTGCTGACTTACAGTCTGAAATAGACTACTTAAAATCTCAAATTGAGATTTTTCAAGCCAAGCTATCTGATCTAGAACACCTTAAAGCGCAAAAAGAAGCGCAAAAAGAAAGAGTTCAAGACAAAACCTCAAAAGTATTGACAGAAGCAGAGTCACTAAATGTAGAGATTCCTTCAAAAGAAGAATTTGAAAAAGTCTATTATCATATTCCTTATTATCAGGGCGGACTAATCGATCAAGAAATTTGGAAGAGGCTATTGCTGAGGATCAAAAAACCATAGCACTTAAAGCTATGTCTGTTATGTATTTTGGCTAGTCTCATCGGGGTTTAAAAATATTTCTTAACCCACTTGACATACAAACATATACCTGTTATATTGGTTATATGCCAACAAACACAAAAGAGGTTACGATGAAATTTAACAGACAAGCACCTGGTCACTACGTTGCAGTAGCAGAAAAAGTTGAAATTAAAAAAGGTATTGGTGTCGATAAAGATAAATGGTTCTGTTATTTTCCTGATGGTAAAGTATCTTACCGCCGTAGCTATGAAGCGGCTAAGGCTTGGTCAGAAAAATATATAGGGCAACCACAAACAAAACAATTTCAACCTACACCTAAAAAATCACAACCATCTTTAAAAACACTACTTCAGCAAAATTTAAGCTGTGTAAGAGGTGTAGAACCTTTAGGATGTTTTAATAGTGGACGCGCTGCCGCAATTGTTCATCTGTCTGTAAATGATAAATCTTTTTATGTAGTTGGCTATGATGAGTGCATAGAAGATACCATTTTCAAAATCAGAAAAAATCTTCGGGCTGGCATTTTAGATAATTCCTATGAGGCTAATTCTCATACATATTTAATTTTTGAGAATTTTTCTAAAGCCGAAAAAGCTTATCGTAGCATGGATAACAAAATGAGAGAAAGAAACTTAGCTGATTTGAAAGTTATCAAAGAAGCTAAAGAAAAAGCTAAACAAGGAGACATAGAGGCTATGTTTACACTAGGAGACTACGGGGTTATTTGAAAAATATTTTCCAAACCCCTTGACAACATACAAACATATCCCCTACAATGGGGATATAGAGAAACAAACACAAAGGAGATAAGCAGATGCCTAACAGAAAAAAACGTACAATAGAAATACAAATTGAATACAAAAAACAAAGACTTTCTGTAGTTGAATTACAAATTAGAAAACACCGAAATCCTGGTAAATACAAAAAAGAAAGAGACTTGATTTTGTCTGAAATTGAAAAAATGGAAGCCTTAATTAATGCAATGTCCTAAATGCCAATCACAGAGAATCTCTAAAAAGGGATTCTCTGTGTCAGGAAAACAGCGTTATCGCTGTAAAGACTGCAATCATCATTTTACTGGTAATCCAGCAGGAAAACCCTCCCACCCTGATTCAATGACTAACGCCGAAAGATGTCGGCGTTATCGGTTGAAAAAAAAACAAAAAAACACTTGACACGAAAACATATACCTGTTATATTGGGTATGTACCAAAAAACCAAAGGAGTTCATCATGGATCGCATTCAAGAAATTCTTTCTTTACTAGAAAAAATTGAAATCGAAAAAGCCATCTTAGACCAAAAAAAATCTGAGCTAATGGCAGAATATAAACACCACAAGGAACACCACAAGCGAATCGCATACCATAATGTCAACATCCAGCTATTCCGTGTGCAGTGTCAGCTAATTGATTTACGAAAAGCTGACGAAAAATGTTCATTGGTCTATGATGTTTTGCTCGACAAGCGGGCAAAGCTAGATAAACAGCTTGCCGATCTAGATAAACAGTTTGCTAACAGTTAATAAAGTAGTTTAGCCGGCTAATATTAGCCGGCATTAGGAGGGAATCTCATGCAATTTTTAATCGCAGTCCAGGATCATGAAGGCCGTTGGCATAAGAAAGGATTCGTTACCTTTAATCGGCGGTGTATTCCAGATTCTCGCCTAAAAGATTTTTTTCCCCCAAATACTAGAGGGTATGAGAATCTTTTAAAATCTTGTCGGTTTTTGGCGGGAGATAAAGCTGCTCAGTCGGTGGATTGGCAGTATCGATCTTTGATGGTTCGTACTCACAAAATAGATTAAGTCGCGTGTGATTGTTAGCAATTTTACTCAAGACTAAAGATTGTTTGTAATCAGTTATCAGTTATCATCAACTATTTGGGATTAACAAAATGAACCAATTTACAGAAAAACTACCCAATCAAGTCACATTAGAGATGGTAAGCTTACCAGCAGGTAAATTTCTCATGGGTTCTTCTGAAAGCGATGATGAAAAGCCTCAACACCAAGTCAAAGTAAACAGTTTTGCCATTGGCCAATATCCCATTACTCAGGAACAATATCAAAAAGTGATGGGAACCAATCCTTCTTACTTTAAAAATAATCCCCAAAATCCGGTAGAAAAGGTTAGTTGGGACGATGCTCAAGCCTTTTGTAAAAAATTGAGTCAGCTAACAGGGAAAACCTATCGCCTACCCACAGAAACTGAATGGGAATACGCTTGTCGGGCGGGGACAACTACTCGCTATTATTTCGGTGATGATGCTAATCAGTTAGGAGATTACGCTTGGTATGATGGAAATTCTCAAGGGACAACTCATCCTGTGGGACAGAAAAAGCCCAATGGTTGGGGACTCTATGACATGAGTGGCAATGTTTGGGAGTGGTGCGAAGACGATTGGCACGATAACTATATCGGAGCGCCGACGGATGGATCGGCGTGGTTTATCACGAATGATAATCGTTCTCAGTCTCGTAAGTGTCTGCGCGGCGGTTCTTGGAGCAGCAACAACCCTAATGGCTGCCGTTCCGCTTTCCGTCTCTACAACGTCCGCCGCGACTACCGCTACATCTATCTCGGTTTTCGGGTTGTCTGCGACAATTAGCCGAGTAATCAGTTATCAGCAAATTAATAGGAGTAAAAATATGCTACAAAATATAGCAACTTATCGACTAAATTTTCTAAAAATGTCCGAATTAAGAAAATTGGCATCTGAGTATGGACTTCCAAAGCAACGATGGAACCGCTCAATTTTAATCGTTAAACTCAGTAAAATTGTTGACTGGACGACACTACCAAAGCCTAACATAGTTA